TTTAGGTGGTACATCATATTACAAATTTCGCCCTGAAACAAAAATTGCAAGTATAGAAGACGTTCAAAAGAAAAAGTGTATAGATTAACGTATAGACAGATTCATAGCCTGTCGCCTAAACTTAAAAACTAACAACTGTGGAAGCTGTGGCTCCAATCGCAAGATTGGAGCCTTTTTATTTGGAAAATTAAAATAAAATTAGTATATTTAAAGTATGAATATATTTTATATTAATCCCGATCCCGTGATTGCTGCTAAAGAATTAGCAGATGATCACATTCGTAAAATGCAAATTGAAAGTGCTCAAATGTGTTGTACTGCACATTGGGAAACCGATTCAACAGCACCATATAAACGTGCTCATAAAAATCATCCTTCTACAATTTGGACAAGACAATCAATTCACCACTACAGATGGCTTGTAAAACATGGATTAGAAATTTGTAATGAATTTGAAAAACGCTATGGTAAGGTACATGCTACTAAAGCTGTATTACACTGGTTAGAACAAAACGAACCTAACCTCCCAGACAACGGATTCGCAGAACCACCACAATGTATGCCTGAAGAATTTAGGAAAGAAAATACTGTGGAAGCATATAAGAGTTTTTATATTAATGATAAAGTAAAAGTTAAACAATTAGATTGGAAAAAATTAAATAATAAACCTGAATGGATAAAAGAATAGTAATTATAGGTGCAGGAGTAGCAGGTATAAACGCAGCTACCAAATTAGTTGACAATGGTTACCCTGGTAACTTAATCACAATTATAGACAAAGGTAATGACCCACATAACCGCTTACCTGAAGAAGTAATGACAGGTATGTTAGGAGCAGGTGGTTGGAGTGATGGTAAATTGACTTACCATACTGCAATTGGAGGTGTGTTATCAAAATACTGTGGTGAAGACAAAGCAATGGAATTAATGGATCAAGTTATCAGTAACTTTAGACGTTTCCACCCTAAACCAGAAGAAATATTTTGTTCTGATCCACAAGCAGAACCTGATTTTATTAAACCATATTTCGGACTACGACTATTCCCAGTATGGCATATTGGTTCAAATTATCTACATGAAATTGCTAAAGCGTGGTATTCATATTTAACTGATAAAGGTGTTAGATTTGAATGGAATACTGAAGTAGATGATATTAGTTTTAAAGATAATAGAATTTATACACATAACACTACATTAAAATATGATAAACTTATTTTTGCTGTAGGTAAATCAGGTATTGATTTTGGTAAACAATTAGCAGACTGCTATAACCTACCAACAGAACCAAAATCAGTTCAAATTGGAGTACGTTTTGAAGCACCACAAAAATACTTTCAAAAATTAATTGATATTAGTTATGATTTTAAACTATATCAAAAGTTTGATAATGTGTCATTACGCTCATTCTGTACTAACAATAACGCAGCTTACGTAGCAGTAGAAGAAACATATGGTGATATTAGTTACAACGGTCATGCTAAAAAAGGTGAGGAATTTAGAAATGATATGACTAACTTTGGTATCTTGATGGAAATTAAAGGCATTGAAAATCCATTTGAATGGAGTAGAGAAGTAGTTAAGAAATGCCAAGGTGGAGCTTCATCTAAAGGCAGCACAGGTATATTTTATTCTCCTGACAAAGATAAGATGGTAAGTAAAACATCTGAAAATGAATGGGTGATGGCACTTAAAGTAGATACATTAGATATTTTTAAAGAGGCAATGGGTGAATATGCTGATTATATCCTTAACTTTATTGACCAAATGAATAAAGTATTTGAATTTGGTGATGATTGGGGAATGTATATTCCTGAAGTAAAGTATTTGTCTCCTGAACCATTAGTAGACTATAAAAACTTAGCATTAGTAGACTATCCAAATGTACACTTTGTAGGCGATGCTTTATCTGCTCGTGGTATAACAGTGAGTGGTGCACAAGGAATATATGTAGCTGAAAGTTTAATAAAATAAAATATATGGAAGAAAAAAAGTATCAACTAGACCCAACACTAGAAACTAAAAAATTTACATCAACTGACGGTACAATTCGTTACATCAAAGATGGAAAACTGCATAACTGGGAAGGACCAGCTGTAATTCACCCAAATGGTAAAAAAGAATACTACATTAATGGTTTCCAACATGACAAAGATAGTCATCATAAAGCAAAACGTGATGGAGTTGGATTGCCTTGGTTTAAGAGTAGTGTAGGTAAAGGTGCTAGGTCATAATATTTTTATTATATTATAGATATGAAAATAGGATTTACTGGAACAATGAGTGTAGGCAAATCTACACTTGTGCATACTTTAAAAGAATTACCTGAATTTAAAGATTATTTCTTTGCTACTGAACGTAGTAAATACTTACGTGATTTAGGTATTCCATTAAACACTGATAGTACATTAAAAGGTCAAACAATATTCTTAGCTGAACGTTGTTCTGAGTTAATGAGAGAAAATGTTATTACTGATAGAACAGTAATTGATGTTATGGCGTTTGCTTATTGTGCTGAATCAATTGATGATGATCAAAAAGAAGAATTTATCAATTATGCTTCTGCTTTTATTCCTGAATACGATTATATATTCTACGTTTCACCTGTAGGGGTTCAAATTGAAGATAATGGTGTTAGAGAAACAGATGCTGAGTACCGTGATAAAATTGATCTCACTATTAAACATGCTGTTAAAGAAGCATTACCTTACATAACAAATTTTGGCATTATCTCAGGTACTACTGAGCAGAGAATTGAGCAAGTTAAATATTACTTAGGTCTTTAATATTTATACCCAAAACTATACTATGAAACGCTCAGAATTAAAAAAACACATAGAAGATACTATTACTGAACTATTAAATGAAAAAGTTCAAGACGATTTAACAGGAGCAGGAGTACCAAATGCTGATAAAACAGCTGTAACCGCTATTAATACTGCCAACAAATCCAAACAACCAGTTACAGTTACTGGCCCAAAAGGAAGTGTTATGGTTGCTCCTGGAAGTAAATAATTCTATTAATTAGTTATGTCTCAAGACTTAAAACAAATAATAAGGGATGAATACTTAAAGTGCGCCCAGGATCCGGCTCACTTTATGAAAAAGTACTGTTACATTCAACATCCTACTCGAGGCAGAATTCAATTTAATTTATACCCATTTCAAGAAAAAGTATTACGTTTATGGAGAGATAATCCATACAACATAGTACTTAAGTCTCGCCAATTGGGGATTTCAACCTTAACAGCAGGTTATTCATTATGGATAATGTTGTTTCAACAGGATAAAAACGTCCTTTGTATTGCTACTAAGCAGGAAACAGCCAAAAACATGGTTACAAAAGTAAAATTCATGTTTGAAAATTTACCTTCTTGGTTAAAAGTACCTGCAGACGAAAATAATAAATTAACATTACGATTAAGTAATGGTTCTCAAATCAAAGCAGTTTCAGCCGCCGCCGATGCAGGTCGATCCGAAGCAGTATCTTTGTTGTTAATTGACGAGGCTGCATTCATTGAAGGAATTGGTGAAATATGGGCTTCTGCTCAACAAACCTTAGCAACTGGTGGTGGTGCAATTGTATTGTCTACTCCATTCGGTACAGGTAACTGGTTTCACCAAACATGGGTTAGAGCAGAAGCACAAGAAAATGACTTCTTACCTATTAAACTTCCATGGTATGTCCATCCTGAACGTGATGAGGCTTGGAGGAAAAAGCAAGATGAATACCTTGGAGACCCAAGATTAGCAGCACAAGAATGTGACTGTGACTTTAACACCTCAGGTGATGTTGTATTCTACCCAGAACAACTAGAATTTATTATTAGCACGTATGTTAAAGATCCCTTAGAAAGACGCGGAGTGGATCATAATTTATGGGTATGGGAATCTCCGGACTACACTAGAAATTACATGGTAGTAGCAGACGTAGCTCGAGGTGATGGTAAAGATTCTTCTGCTTTTCACGTAATTGATCTTGAATCAAACACACAAGTTGCTGAATATAAAAGTCAACTTTCACCAAAAGAATTTGGTTATTTGTTGTGTGGTATAGCAACTGAATATAATGAAGCATTGTTAGTAGTAGAAAATAACAACATTGGTTGGGCTACTTTAGATGCAATTTTAGAAAGAGGATATAGAAATTTATATTATTCTCCAAAAAGTGAAGCATTAAATGCTGAAACGTATTTAGAAAAAGTAGATGATCCCTCAAAAATGATCCCGGGGTTTACAATGTCTATGAGGACAAGACCTTTGGTGGTTAATAAGTTTAGAGAATACGTTGGTGATAAGAGTGTAACTATTCAATCTAAACGTTTACTTGAAGAAATGAAAGTATTCATTTGGAGAAATGGCAGACCTGAAGCTCAATCCGGCTACAATGATGATTTAGTTATGAGCTTTGCTACAGGGATGTATGTTAGAGATACCGCTTTAAAATTTAGATCTCAGGGCTTAGACTTAACTCGTGCTACACTGAGTAATATGGCTACTGTTAGACCTAATACTCAAGGTAATTTTACTATGAATGGTAAACCTAATCCTTACCAAATGAATATTAATGGGCAGGATGAAAATATAAGATGGTTACTATAATATTTATTATATATAATTTAATTTAAATGGCTGATACAAGTGTTTTTTCAAGATTAAGGAAATTATTCTCAACAGATGTAATAATTCGTAATGCTGGTGGTAATCAGCTTAAAGTAATGGATGTAAACAGCATCCAATCAACCGGTGAATTCCAAACTAACGCTTTAGTAGACAGATTTAATCGTATTTACTCTAGTAACAGCACCTCATTGTATGGTGCCCAATTAAACCTTAACTGGAGGTTTTTACGCACCCAAGTATACTCAGATTATGATGCAATGGATACAGACGCTATTATCGCATCTGCTTTGGATATAATCGCAGACGAATGTACTCTTAAAAATGACATGGGTGAAGTACTTCAAATTAAAAGTAGCGACGAAGATACACAAAAAATATTATATAACTTGTTTTATGATGTATTAAACATTGAGTTTAATCTTTGGTCTTGGATTCGCCAAATGTGTAAGTATGGTGACTTCTTCTTAAAACTAGAAATTGCAGAGAAATTCGGAGTATACAATGTTATCCCATACACTGCATATCACATCATGAGAGAAGAACATTACGACCCTAAAAACCCAGCTGAAGTAAGATACAGATTTAGCCCAGATGGTTTTTCAGGTGGCGCTACAGGTTATTATGGTGTAACAGGGCAAGGTACTTATAGTACTAACAAAAACGACTCATCACTTTATTTTGATAACTACGAAATGGCCCACTTCAGATTAATTACTGATGTGAATTATCTCCCATACGGCCGTTCATACCTTGAGCCTGCTCGTAAGTTGTTTAAACAATATATTTTGATGGAAGATGCAATGTTGATTCACCGCATTGTTCGTGCTCCTGAAAAACGAGTATTTTATGTTAATGTAGGTTCTATTCCACCTAATGAAGTAGAGAACTTTATGCAGAAGACTATTACTCAAATGAAGAGGACTCCATTTCAAGATCCACAAACTGGTGAATATAATTTAAAATATAATCTACAAAATTCATTAGAAGACTTCTTCATCCCAGTTCGTGGTAATGATACTACTACTAAAATTGACACTACTAAAGGTTTAGATTATACTGCAATTGATGATGTGGTTTACTTAAGAGATAAATTATTTGCTGCCTTAAAGGTACCTAAAGCATTTATGGGTTATGAGAAAGATTTAACTGGTAAAGCAACATTAGCAGCTGAAGATATTCGTTTCGCTCGTACAATTGATCGCATTCAACGTATTATACTTTCGGAATTAAATAAAATAGCGTTAGTACATTTGTATACTCAAGGCTATAGAAACGAACAATTAACTAATTTTGAATTATCATTAACTACTCCTTCTATCATTTACGATCAAGAAAGAATTGCGTTAATGAAGGAAAAAGTTGATTTGGCTCGTAGTCTCATGGAAGTTAAATTGCTTCCTACAGATTGGATTTACGACAATGTATTCCACCTAAGCCAGGATCAATATGATGAGTATAGAGATTTAATTGCTGAAGACCAAAAACGCACCTTCAGATTCAAACAAATTGAAAATGAAGGTAACGACCCACTTGAATCAGGTAAATCATATGGTACACCTCATGATTTAGCAGCATTGTATGGTTCTGGAAGAAACAATATGGGTGTTCCTGATGGTTACGATAAGGATGAAACCTTAGGTCGCCCTGAAGAAAAAGCATCTAATATTAATACCCAGGATAACATATTTGGTAAAGACAGATTAGGTAATGCTGGTATGAAAAAAGGAGACGCAACAG